ATTTTGTGGATTTTCGTCTGAAGTATTACGACAAGCGGAAGCAGAAACTTCTGGGACGGCTGGCAGGTGAAATGAACGACCTGAACGTGAAATGTAGGTTCATTCAGGCCATCCTTGACGAGAAGCTGCAGGTCAATCGTAGAAAGAAGTCAGAAATCGTAGCTGACTTGCAGGCAATGAAATTTGACCAGGAAGACGGCAGCTATGACCACCTCCTGCGCATGCCCATTCACAGCTTGACCCAGGAAAAGTTCGATGAGCTGCAGGCACAGCTGAAGAAAAAGCAAGAAGAACACAACAGGACACTGGGTACCACAGCGAAAGAAATGTATGTTGCTGACCTCAAAGAGCTGCTGAAGAAATTGAAGTGAACTACCCATTTGCTAAAGACAAATGGGCTTCGGGTTTCACAGACTTGTGCTTCTTAAAAGAAGTCTGATTTAAGTCTCCGCCCGTGTAATCGCCAGTTCCTGACGATATTATTTTTAATCCTTCTTTAAGAATATTTTTTGCAGCATTAAGGTCACGGTCTAAGACGTGCCCATTCTTACAAGTCCATTCTCTTATTGAAAGATTTAAGTCTTGATTTATCCAACCGCACTCACAGCAGGTTTTGCTTGAAGGATAGAAACGATTGATTTTTACAATCTGTTTATTGTTCCAATCGGCCTTGTATTCAAGCAATCTAACAAAAGTTCCCCAACTTGCATCGGATATGTGTTTAGCAAGTTTATGGTTTTTTACCATACCTTTTACATTCAAATCTTCTAATGCGATTATATCATAATCTGATACTAATTGGTAGGATATCTTGTGTAAGTTATCCATTCGTGAGTTGGTTATCTTTTCGTGAAGTCTTGCAGTTTTTCGTCTTTGTCTTTCAAACGAACTGCTGCCTTTTGTCTTACGAGAAAGATGTTTTTGTGCTTTCGCTAACTCTTTTTCATATTTTTTTGTGTATTTGTTGTTTTTGAATTTAATCCCATCAGAAGTGATAGCAAAGTCTTTTAATCCTAAATCTATTCCACATACAGCACCTGTTTTTTCTTTTGGTTGATATTGTTCTTCTGATAGTATTGATACAAAATATTTACCTGTTGGTGTTTTACTCAAAGTGCATTTACCAATTTCACCTTTAACTTCTCGGTGAACATTTACTTTAACACCTTCTTTAAACTTTGGTGCGTAGAATCTTCCATTTTCAAGTTTTGCGAACTGTGGAACAGTAAAACTGTTCTTTTTCTTTTTAGACTTAAATCGTGGAAATTTAGCGTTACCCCTAAAGAAGTTCACATAAGCAGTATCTAAACATCTTAAAGCGAATTGTAGTGATTGACTATTCACTTCTTTTAGCCAAGCAGTTTCCTCTTTCTTTTTAAGTTCAGTTAAGGTAGCTGCCTGTTTATAGTAATTATCAGACTTTTTATCGGTTTGATATTGCTCTTTCCTTTCATTTAAAAAGTGGTTGAATACAAACCGAACACAACCAAAATGCTTATCCAACAACACTTTTTGCTCTTGTGTTGGCTGTAATTCAAATTGATATGTCCTAAAAATCGTCTTCATTCTACTATTAAATAGTCTGATTTTATGCAAAGTTAATACTTTTATGTATGAGCGAAGAAAGAAATGTGAAAGTTTTGCTAGTGAAAAGGAAATAGACAAAGCTTTTTCTGGTCTTAAGTCAGGAAAATTTGCCGAAAGATGCGTCTCTGAGGTGTTTGGAAATCAGATCAAGACGAATGGCAAATCTAGAATCATAGAGAGAAAGTCAAGCACCAAAAGAACATCAACATATCATGCTGACGGATTCATTCCGTTGCTAAACACTTACGTCGAAGTCAAAAATTACCTTTTCGGAAGTTCTGGAACCGCAGGAGAAAAGTTACCAAATTTTCTGTTGAAAGCGGAAGAATACGACAAGAAGGTTCTTATTATTTTTTGTGGTGAACACGAACTTCTTAATGATGATCCATCATACAAAATCTGGACAGCGTTTCACACACCTGAGACCTGCACCTCACCTGGAATGTTGGCTCTTGTTAATGCAGTCAGAGAAAAAATCTTTGACATTGTAAAGCTATCAGAATTGCGAGATTGGGCAAAACAACATCAGTGTGTAGGATATAATTGAGGCATGGCTAACAAAACTTTACTAAAATATGCCGGTAACAAAAGAAATATCATGCAACTTATTTCACCATTTTTTGGTGATTTGAATGTTGCCAATAGGTACATTGAGCCTTTTTGCGGTGCAATGGGTTCGAGTCTCAATGTGGACGCACCTTCAAGTGTTCAGATTATTTTGAGTGATTCTAACTGGGAGCTCATCAATTTCTACGAACAGGTAAAACTTCACGCCGTTCGTGTTGAAGAGATTGCAAACAGTTGGAACAACTCTAAAGAAAGTTTCTACGAAATTAGAAACTGGGATCGAAATCCTCTTTGGAAGGATCAGCACTCTCTGCAGGAAATAGCAGCAAGGACGCTTTTCTTGAACAGAAACTGTTTCAATGGATTGTTTCGAATTAATCGACATGGTCATTTCACCACCCCGTGGGGACATCCAACGAAGCAAGTGAAGATCAAGGTGACAGATAATGTGCAGGCGCTACAAATTCTAGAGAGAGCCAGCGTATCATGTTCTGATTGGAAACTCCCTGTGCGGGATGCAAAAGAAGGCGACGTTCTTTACTGTGATCCTCCATACGTTGATTTGAAAAATCCTCACAACGAATTTGGAGGATACGTCGGATCTTTTGGCTGGACCACCCAAGTACAACTTAGAGATGAACTTCTTGCCGCTTCAAAGAGAGGTGCACGAGTTGTCACCAGCAATTCCTGGTGTAATGACACGCTAGAACTCTACAAAGACTTCAACATTGAATGCATCAATGCAAGCAGAAGCCTGTCATCGAATGGAAATTCCAGAGGCAGCATTAAAGAACTCGTTGCTTGGTTGTAAGTGTAAAGCCTTTGAAAACTGTGGTACAATCTACACGTAAGGCCGTGGTGGCCTGGTGGTAAAAGCAATGACGGTAGCTGAGATTCTTAACGCGGTCGACGAGGCCCGTGGCACAAATGCCAAGCTGGCAATTCTTCGTGCCAACAAGGATAATTCTCACCTGAAGAAGGCGTTGGAATACGGCCTGGATTCTTACCGCAAGTTCGGTGTGGTCAAGATCCCACCTACCGAAATTCGCAACCCATCTGATGAGAATGTGTGGAACCAGTTCTTTGATGTTCTTGACCTTTGCGCCGCTCGTACTTTGACCGGCAACAAGGCCATCCACACCATTCAGGCAGTTCTTGCTCTCACCGATGAATCCACCGAACGCTGGATGCGCCGGATTCTTCTGAAGCACTTCAACATTGGAGTTTCTAAGAAGACGGCCTTCAAGGTCTGGGAAGGCCTGGTGAAGACTTTCTCTGTCCAGTTGGCTGCCAAGTGGCACGACCGCACCCTGGAGGACCTGCCTTCGAAGGTCCGCGTGGAACCAAAGCTCGACGGCGTTCGCCTGGTCTCCATCGTTCGCAATGGTCAGGTGGAAATGCTCAGCCGCGCAGGCAAGCCCATCACAAACTTCCAGGACACGGTTGGCAAGGAACTGTCAACTTTGCCTGATGGCGTCTACGACGGCGAAATCATGGACGAAGATTTCAACTCACTGATGCGCCAGGTCCACCGGAAGGTGAAGACCAACGTCAGCAAGTCGTACTACATGCTCTTCGATGTGGTTTCCCTGGAGGAATGGGAGGAACGAGAAGGCCAACAGGCGTTGACTTACCGTCGCCAAAAGTTGGAAACGATTCTTGGTAGCAAAGAGTTTGAGTTCCTTCGACTCATTGAGCACAAGGAAATCGATTCTAACTTTGAAGCCATCATGGCGTACCACGGCGAATGTGTTGCCGTCGGGTTCGAAGGCGCCATGCTGAAGAATCCGACCATGCCTTACTGTTTCGGCCGCTCGGACGCAGTCGTCAAGGTCAAGGCTTTCAACGATGTGGACCTCAGGGTCACCGGCTTTCTTGAAGGCCGCGGCCGTCACAAGGGTTCGCTAGGCGCAATTCTGGTGAATTTTAACGGCGTCAAGGTCCGTGTAGGGTCGGGTTTTGGTGATACTGACCGCGCCGAAGTCTGGGCTGACAAGGAAAAGTTCCTCGGTATGACGGCGGAAATTCGTTACCAGGAAATCACCCCCGACGGCAGTCTTCGCTTCCCTACGTTCGTCTGTTGGCGAACTGACAAGTGAGAACAAGCAAAAAACGGAACAAAAATGTACGAAATATTTTGTTTGATGAAACAAAATCCCGAAGGCGTGTACGCCTCTGTGACTGTTGGCATTCTGTACTGTGCCTGGAAGAAATTTTGGGAGGATTGAAACCAAAATGTCACTCTGGTGACCCACGTTTACTTCTGGAACATTCTCTGCATACGTATTATGGTTACCATACGACAAAAAGGATAATGTCTCAGGAGTCATCCTCGTATCACCGTGAGCAAAATAACAAGAATGAGGAAGGCCTCACAGGCCGCGAGCAACAACATGCGAAGAAAGAAAAAGAAAGCTGAAAAGCCTCCGCCTGAGGGCGCTGAAGTCAAAATCATCGGTGAGGGCCTCGCCAGGGCGGTTTGCGGTAAAGAACTGGTCACGGTCACACCGCTGTCAGGCAGGTTCCTGAAAACGCCCATCGAAGGCTACTCGTCAGACCCTAACCTGTGGCCGCAAAAAGTCGCTGGTGTCGGTGTCAAAGGTAAGTTCATCTACTGGATCTTCGAGAACAGTTCGTTTCTTTTCAACACCTTGGGCATGACAGGAGGCTGGTCGACTACAGCTAGAAAGCATTCCCGCGTCAGGTTTGAGTTCGATGACGGGACTTTAGTCTTCTTCAATGACACCAGGAATTTTGGGACACTGAAGTTTGTGAAAGGAAAGAAGGCGTTGCTGGACAAACTTGCCAGTCTGGGACCTGACATGCTTTCTGACAATGTGACTGTCGACCAGTTTCGAGACAGGTTGGTGACCAAACCTGACAGCACTTTGGCTGAAGTCCTGATGGCGCAGAACATCGTGTCAGGTGTCGGCAACTATGTCAAGGCAGAAGCACTGTACTTGGCGGGCCTGAGCCCCGACCGCCAGGTCATAACCCTGCAGGACGAGGACTACGAGAACCTCTGCGAGGCCGTGAAAGGAGTCCTGCAAGCCTCATACAAAGATTGTGGGGCATCGATTCGGGACTATGTCACGACTGACGGAGAAAAAGGACAGGCGTCGACGAAGTTCAAGGTCTACGGGAAGAAGTTTGACCCCTGCGGCAACGGTGTCGTGAGGACAAAAACGAAGGACGGTCGGGTGACACACTGGTGCCCTGCTGTCCAAAATTGAACAAATGTCACACTGCGGATAAGATATAACATATCCCAAGGAGGAAAAATGGCTAAGAAAAAGGTGTACAAACTGAGCGACGATGCAATTGCTCAAGTCGTCAAGCTTTTGCAGCTGGGCATACTGTCAGGCACTGACATTGCTGACAACTTTCGGACACTGGAGTTTGTAGTCGAAAATAACAAACTGTACCCGTCCCCAGACTACCTGGAGACGCTGGAAAACAACCTGCAAAAGCTTCAGGACCAAGTGGACACGCTGTCCAGCAACAAGCCCGTCGGGTTCAACGGGCTCAATTGACTCGAAGGATACCCAGGAGAAAGCGCCAATGAGCGATAAGTTGGACGAAATTTTTGCCCTGAGAGAAGCATACATGCATGCGCTCGATGCGGTAAAACCAGGCAGTTATTCCGCGTGGCCGTTGGACATGCGTGAAAAGAAAGCCCAACAACAGGTGCGAAATCTCTGTTTCAAGGGGGTCGAGGAAGTGTTCGAGGCTGTGTCGTGTCTGAAAAATTCACGTGAGCACCGGCAAACTGAAATCAAAGAATTTGACAGAGATGCCTTCCTGGAGGAGGTAGTTGATTCGTTCAATTACTTCTTTGCGCTTCTAATCTTGACAGGGGTCGACTCGAAAGAATTCTTTGAGGCTTACAAGAAGAAGGATGCAGTGATTCACGACCGCTTGAACAACGGTTACTAAAATTCTACAATGGGGGTGTAATGAAAAAGAAAAATGCATCGTGTTTGATTACTCTTATTCACTGTCTTTCTGAAACGAATGCAAACTATGACCTGAAGTTTTTGCCAAATTCTTACATGAAAAGGATTTTGCCAGAATACATCGATTATGTCAGGCACATGAAACAGTATCGAGACAGCATACCTGAGGTCCTTACCTCCAAAGGCGAAGCGTTGGAAATGATTCGACGCCGGCTGGTGGTGCTGAAACTACTTGATGAGCAACAGGAGAACAATGAGCACGCATAACGGTTTTCGCCACATCAAGGTGACACTCCTGGACTCAGGTAATGCTGAGCCTTTCAAAATGTTCTGGGACTGGTACAGGGAGACATGGTACTCGCTTCGTAATCAGGATTTTGATCCGCACAATCCAAAGCACATTGAGGCGGCAAAGGAAGTCATTGCAGGAACCGCGCTTCCTGTTCCGCAGGAAGCACTAAATTTTCAGGTCAGGGTGGAGGGAATCAGTCGCGTGGGCCTGGCCCAGTTCACACGGGGCCGCGTCGGGTGGGCGTACTGTGTGACATCCCAAATGCCTGAAAACATTAAGCACGAAGTCATCATTCCGAAGAACATTTTCGAATCAAAGTTCGGTGACGAGGCCCGTGAGTTGGTCACAAAGTCACAGGCACTGTACGACAAGATGGTGTCGGAAGGAATTCCACCACAGGACTGTCGGTACATGACTATTCACGGCCAGGTCACCAACCTGGTCTGTGTGGTCAACTTCATGGCCCTTCGCGGTTACTTCGCTCGTCGCTGTGAGAACGGCCTGACTGATGAGCTCAATTTCATCGGTCGTCTCATTCTGAAGGAGCTCCGCAAGGTTCACCTCAATGAGAATGGAACTGACAAGGTCTTCGGTTCAGGTTGGTCGGTTCTTCTTACCAAGCTGGAGGCGATGGGCGCCGACAAGGTTTGCCTCAATACCGACAAGGTCTTTGGCAACACTGGTCGTTCACCAAGCGCCGGCAAACACATTCCGTCCTCGATCAATGAGGACAACAAAGCCGACTGGGACTTCAGCAAGTCGGCTTGGTACTACGAACTCCAGGAGCTACCTGATGACCTACTATTCCCAGGTGAAAAGGAAATGATTCAAGATTGGAAGACTATCGGATACGAAGGACGTCTTCGCAAGGTTGGAAGCAAGTAAAAATGAGCCAAAAGCACCGCAAAAACAATTGCGTGCAGTTCCTCGAAGGGGTCTTCTCTGTCAGGTGACTAAAGAGCATTTCAATATTATAAAGGAATCAAAATGAGCGGTGGGCACTTCAACGATAACCCTTATGTTTACTATCGAGTCCAGCAGTTTGCCGATGAACTTGAAAACGAGATCGAGAACAACAACAAAGAAGACAGGTATGGCTACTCGCCATCGTACACCCCAGAAATTATCGAGATTCTAAAAAAGCAGATCCCGGAAATTAATAGGGTCGCAAAGATCATGAAAGCAATTGACTATCTTTATTCTGGTGATTACGGAGAGGATAATTTCATTGAGTTTATGAATAATGAAATAAAATAAAATGAAATGAAAACACATTCTTCTATTTGTAGTTGGCATAAAGATTGGCATAGCTGCGATTGTGGGGCGTTTGATTATCCACCAAACGAAAAGCTAGAAAAAGATTTCGCTAAAATTCGCGAGATTCAAGAACAAGCTGAAATTGCTTATGAAAATGATGCAGATGAGTTTTGGAACTCTCTTTCAAAAGAAGACCAACTCAAATGTTTTTATTCAGTTTGCAAACGTATTCATGAGGGTGACATTGCAAAGCGTGGAACATATCGCTATGTTCTTTATGATGTGTTTGGTTTTGGACCAGAAGCATATGCGGTTGGCATGAACTGTGGATATATGGCAATCCACAACGGATTGTTTCCAGATGAGGAATCAAATGACTTCCTTGTCACACGCGGTGTCGAAGTCGTTCCCGGACAAGATCAGATAACAACAGAGAAACCTTTCAAGGAAGAGGTCAAAGAATTAAAGAGATTGAAGAACAAAACAAACAGATGAAACAACTTCTCAAAACCATTTGAGAATCAGGTGCTTTGTGAGCAGAACTGTTGGATTACACCAAGGAGACAAAATGAAAGTCGGAGATGCCGTAGAAATCATTAACGGACTTTATGAAAGGAGAAGTCTGGCAAGGTGATCAGCGTATCAAGTAATAAGTCCAACCTGTTCCCCATCAGAGTCAAGTCAAACACTATGAATTACGCAGTGTTTGCTGAATCCCAACTGAGGCTGGGCGAGGAATCGAAATGAAGTGTTCTCACTGTAACGGAGAATGTTGCTATCTCGAAAAAAGAGAAGGAACAATTCGGTACTCTCAGTTACAAACACATGGAAATGGTGCACATTTTTGTAAACACTGTGATAATGGAACTCAAATGCGCAAACAAAAAATTATTGTATATGATGGTATGGATCGATGCGGTAAAACTGAGATGGCAAAAGAACTGTCACATCGAATCGGTGTCCCATACTTCAAGAACGGTGCAGAACATACTCACTTTCTAAAGAACCCCGAATACTTCATCAACGCCATTCGGTACGTTGACACATACTTCACTTCGTACCTCGAGTCGTCAGGCGCCTCTGTGATTTTGGACCGTGCGTATCCTTCTGAATGGGTGTACAGTCAGGCATTAAATCGTCCCACTGACATGGGAATTCTCCGAGAGCTGGATGAACGACATTGTGCACTTGGAACTCGAATCATCATTCCTTACCGACAAAACCGTGACAGGGTCGTTGACGACTATGAGGTAGTAAACAAGAATATTCAAAAGATTCACGATCTTTACCACGAGTTCTTCAAATGGACCAAATGTAAGACCCTGATGTTGCAAGTGGACCACGAGGACCTGGAACTGGAAATGAAGGATACCATGCAATTCTTGGAGGAGACTGACCGATGAATTTCACTTTCAAACACATTGATGAATTTTGTGTTGCGACCAGGGAATCGCCAATCCCAGCAACTCAAGGCCAGATCTTCAAGATTGACGGTCATTACATGGCGGTGGCGAACTGGAAGGACAACAAGGTCTCATTCGTCACCAAGGTCGGTTCCTGGTTGGATGGTTTCAGTAAGGACACTTACGAGTTCGAGGGTCCCATTGGCAATGGTTTTAAGAACCACGACGCGCTGAAGGCGATTGTGGTGGCAGGTGGAACTGGCATCGGCGCAGCAATTCATCTGATGAATGCTCGAAAGCAAGACCAGGAGACACACCTACTTTTCTACTCACATACCGAACCTTGCTATTCTAGAATTGCGACAATGTTGGGTGCAATTCCTCACCTTTCCACCATCACTCACTGGAACACCAAAGCAAAAGGTCGACCTTCCAAGCCGCTTGATCTTTTGCGCGTCAGAAGCGACTGGAAGTACGACTTTACCAACACTCACATTTTTGTGATTGGACCGAAAAGTCTAGTCGACGCAGTCCGAGAACAGTGCAAAGAGCTGAATGTCCCAGATGAAAATTTCCACCTCAACTATTAAAAATAATAATGACATTGTCATTTTGATGGCTTAAAATCTCACAATGTGACTGACTTTTCTGATATTGCAGACAGAACTATGTTTCGTAAAGCATATCAACATTATGGACTAAAGGGGATCAAAGACCTGATGCTTTATACTTCTACAACAAAACACGCTATGAAAACTATTGCTAGTTTTGACAATTTGTACCTAGTGCCTGGGCACAGCGACGTGGAGTCTAGGCACGATGTAGATTTGACTCCATGTTATTTGCCTGACAAACTGAAGACAGTGTTCACAAATCCTCTGATCGCATCCTGCATGGACACGGTTGTCAATGCAGAAGTCGCGACGATTATGAGGAAATCAGGGGGAACTGCGGTCCTGCACCGGTACATGACGATCGATGATCAAGTCAAAGAGTTCCTAAAGATCCCAGAAGACTTACGTTACGGTGTGTTCTGCGCAATTGGAGCGACCGGTGACTACTTCGAAAGGTGTAGCAAGCTCTGGGATGTCGGTTGTCGATTTTTCTGCATCGATGTGGCGCATGGGCACCATGAGAATGTCAAGCGAGCAATCTATAAGATTCAGTCTAATAATAGCGATGTATGGATCATGTCTGGTAATGTCGCAGATTTAGACGGGTTTGAATTCCTCGCCTCACAGGAATCACAGTTTATCAGGTGTGGCGTTGCCGGTGGCTCCGTCTGCGAGACGAAGACAAAGACTGGTTTTGGTCTTCCTACGCTGGAAACGGTTGTACGATGCCAACAGACGACCTACGATTCGTTGATCATCGCAGATGGCGGCATCAGGGACAGTGGAGACATTGTGAAGGCGCTTGCTTGCGGCGCTGACATGGTCATGTTGGGATCCATGCTAGCAGGTCACCGCGAGTCTCCTGGTGAAATTGTCAACAACGGTGACGGACACTTCAAGAGATTCAGAGGCATGGCGTCAGAGAGCGCCCAGAAGGACTGGCGTGGCCGGGTCTCTGTTGCAGAAGGTCGGGAGATTCTTGTTCCTCTGAAGGAATGTTCACTTGAACAGACTGTTGATACAATCCTCAAAGGAATCAAGAGCGGACTTTCGTATGCTGGGAGCACAAATTTGAAAGACTTTTCTCGGAATGTCAAGAAAGTTTTTGCATAGAAAAATAGCAAAAGGAGAAACGTAATGAATAAGTTGAAGATGTATTTAGCATCAGGCTGGTTCAATCCGATCCAGGCCGATGAATTGACAAAGCTGGAAGCAATTTTTGACAAACGTGCAGACTGGATCGACCTGGCATCACCACGCCGCATTTTCGTGTGTCCTCCGGATGCCCCAAAGGACGTCCAAGACGGTGTCTTTTCAGGCAACCTCCACCACATCGAGACAGCAGACTTTTTGCTGATCAATACCCGTGACAAGGACATCGGCACCATCTGGGAGGCTGGCTACGGTTTTGCCCACAAGAAACCAATCGTCTACTTCTGCAACGGACTTCCGCCGGGTGCTCTTTTCAACCTGATGTTGTCACGTTCAGGAATCAAGGTCTGCACCAGTTTTGAACAGTTGGTGGATTACCTGGACCGCTGCAAGGTGGCCGGTCGAATGTTGGTCGAACCTTACGGTGGCAACATCGAGTAAAAGATCAAAGATTTGACATTCACACTCATTCTTCCTTTTCTTTTGTGATATTTACATTTGAGGAGGAAGAATGAGTGTGAACATTAGAAAATGTGAAATCTGTGAATCAGAAGTTTTGAACGAAAATCCTGCAGTTAGGACATGCAGTAAATCCTGTAGTTACAAGCTTCGATCAAAAGAACGATATCAAGTTGAGCGTGACGTAGTAGAAAAAGCGTGCGTCACTTGCGACCAAAAGTTTCTCGACAAAAGCAAAAAGAAGTTAGTTGCTAAATGCACACCCTGTTTTAGAAAAGAAGGTGTTGCAAAAAGGCGAAGTAACGGTTCTTACGTGAGGACCGAAGAACAGAACAGAAAATTAGGCGTAACACGTAAGCGTATGATAGCAGATGGGACATGGAAAATTTCAGATGAAACAAAGTCCAGAATGTCTGAGAATCTATCTCAAAAATGGAAGTCTGAAGAATTTCGTGAAAAAGTAAAACGTGGGTATGTCGAAAACTATGGGTCTGAACATTGGACGAAGACTGCAGAAGGCAAAAAGAAAATGAGTCTCGATCGAAAGGGGCAAAAACTTTCAGAAGAAGCTTGCCTCAAAATGAGAGAAGGTGCCGCGAGAAGACTTCGTGAAGGCAGAAATCGCACACAGTTTTATGGTCGCGGAGGAATTAGAGAAGACATCGGATTCTATGTCAGAAGCAGATGGGAAGCAAATTTTGCCAGGTACCTCATTTACACCAATCAACAGTTTCAATATGAACCCGAGAGTTTTGTTCTTTCTGATGGGAGAACTTACACGCCAGATTTCAAGGTGGGTGAAACTTACTTCGAAGTCAAGGGTCGGTGGACCGACAGTGCTAAAGAGAAGTTTGAGATGTTTCGTCAACAATTTCAACACATTCAGATGAAAATTGTGGATGTAACTGAATACAATCAAATTGAGACCAAGTATAGCAACATCATCCCTAATTGGGAGAGGAAAAATGACAAACGGAGTTCTACGTCCGCCGAGTAGGTTTATTTCAATACACAACCACAGCGATTTCAGTCCCTATGATGGTCTCGGCCATCCCCAGGAACACATCGACTTCTCCATCAACAACGGACTAGATGGTTGGTCCTTAACGGACCACGGTAACGGCAACGGCCTGGCACACGCTCATGCTCACGCCAAGAAGCTCTACAAGAAAGGCCAGAAGTTCCGCCAGATCTTTGGTGTGGAATTTTACTTCGTTCCATCATTGAAGGATTGGCAGAGGGCTTACAATCAAAAGAAGGCAGATGCCGAAGCTGCAAAGTCGGATGATGCTCCTGAGGACGAGGAGGAAGCCGGTCTGGTGGTTGAGGATGCCGACCAGACTCGTACAGAGGTTTCTGTCAACGACATCTACAAGCGTTATCACCTAGTTGTCATTGCCAAGAACCGAATCGGTCTCTCCAACCTCTTCACCCTGGTCAAGAAGTCCTTCAAGGACGGCTTCTACAAGTTTCCACGAATCGATTTCGACCTGCTGAAGCAACACGGTGAAGGTCTGGTGGTGAGCACGGCCTGCGTATCAGGCGACGCAGTGTTGCAAACATCAGCTGGAAAATTGAGTCTGCGTGATGTGGTTGATAAGGTCAATCGCGGTGAATGGGTAAGTGTTCTTTCTTACGACGAATCTCAGGAACGAGCAATTTACAAACAGGCAACTTGGGGTGATGTCACTCGGCGAAATGCCATTCTTTTGCAAATCACCCTCAAAGGTGGAAAAAAAGTCAAGGTCACGCCGGACCACAAGGTCTTCACTGACAAGGGGTGGATGGAAGCTCAAGATTTGACGTCACATCCAGGTGTGAAAATTCTTTCAACTAACCTTGTTTAGAATTCCCTCCTACATGCACTCTTGTTAGCATGTCGGGAGGCATGCTATAAAACGTAGTGAAGAAACCAAAATCCCAGCTGAAAAGAATAGGCTTTTATAGGCACCAAGAATCCATTAGAGGAAATTCTGAAATGAACAAAAATTGTGAATTTCTAGAAATCGAAAGTATCGAAGTTCTAGAGCAACAAGAAGACGTGTATGACATTACTGTTGATGAGACCCATAATTTCTTTGCTGATGGCATTCTTGTTCATAACTGCGTCGGTGGTTACCCATCAGGTCTCATCTATAGCGAGTTCCCAGGTCTGAAATTCAATGAGCTTTCACCTGCTTTGGCAGACGATCCTGCTGTGATGAGAAAGCTGGTTGGCAAGGTAGAAAACGCAATTGACCGATTTGTTGATTGCGTTGGCAAAGACAACTTCTTCTTAGAGACTCAATTTCATGCTATCGATGCGCAAGATTTCACTAATCGAGTGCTGATTGAGACCTCGAAAAAGACAGGCATTCCACTCATCGCAACTGCAGATTCACACTTCCCAGGACCTGAATTGTGGGAAGCACGTGAAATGTACCGAATGCTACAGCCTGGTCGAATTAAGAACGACGGCTCGGTTCCGATGCTTCCGAAGAAGGAGGAGCTCAAGGCGCTGCTGTACCCTAAGAATGCCGACCAGATGTGGCAGGAATTCCTGCAACGCCGTGAAAAGTTCGATTGGTACCATGGCCAAGAAGATGTGGTACGGACTGCCATTGAAACTGGTTACGATGTGGTCTGGGACAAGTGTGAACAGGTGTGGTTCGATACTTCTGCAAAGCTTCCGAGCTTTGACACTGCGGAAAAGTCATCCTTCAGCCAACTTTGCGACTTGGTCAAGGAAGCCCTGAAGTCAGAAGGACTGGACGACAAGCCAGAATACATCAAACGTGCCAAGATGGAACTGTCGGACATCAAGTACCTCAAGTTTTCGGACTACTTTTTGACCTTACAAAAGGTCTTCAAGTTGGCTGAAAACAGGACGCTGCCAGGTGCTGGCCGCGGTTCAGGCGCCGGTTCGTTGGTCAACTACCTGCTAGGCATTACTCACGTGGATCCCATCAAGTACGGACTCCTCTGGGAACGGTTCTTGCACCGCAACAAGGCGGGATGGCCCGATGTAGATTGCCTACATTCTGCGCACCTTGTGAAAACACCTGAAGGTGAGAAAACGATCGGATCTCTTGTCAGTGGTGATGAAATTTTTGACGCCAACGGGTATGTCAGAATCGTCAACTTCACATGCACGAGAAACCCGAAAGAAGACGAGAACGTCTTTGACATCTTTCTTCAAAACGAAGACGGTGAAGTAGGCGTAATCACAGCTAGCGAAAATCATAGGCTGCTTTTGTGTGACGGAACCGAAATTCAAGTACGCCATATTGCAGAGTGCGATATGCTTTTTGCTAGCGATGGTTATCGTGTGACTGTCATGAAGAAAGTTCTGACAAGTGCTAATCACTTTACGCTTGTCGACATTTCAGTCGACACCAGTTCTACATTTACTGTTGCTCCTTTCAGCGTTGCCGAAATCTCAAAAAAGAATGAAACAATTTTTCGATGCATCCATACCTATACCATCGACACTGATGTTGTCGATGAATGGGTGAAAAATGCTGAAACGAGTGAAGTTAGCTGAAATAGCTGAGATTAACCAGTGGAACGACTGGGACAAGATCAAGCGTGAAGCGTCTGAAAATGCCGGTTTCATCTTCGCAAATGAAGATGAAGCGAAGATTATCGGTGTAGGATTCAATGGCACCATCCAAATGTCTCTGGAGAATTTCAACCAACATAGTGTTGCCTGGGAAAATGGTGTCATTCTTCATGGCATTCATGTTTCTTTGAAAACAGACAAGTACGTACGCAGGGGAAAATTCATTGTCACACAAGATGAGCAACAACTAACAATTAGTCGGACCGTACGACTTCAGTTCGAATTTGTATGTCCTGACTGCCAAAAGTCTTATTTTTTGCCTCTTGCTGTGAAAGTGTTCGGCCGAAATTCTCCATTTTGCAAATCGTGTCAGAAAAGTGTTTTGCACAAATGCAAATCGTATAAACAGAAATATGAACATGCGATGATGTCGACTTACGGAGTCCGTCGTCCGTTCCAAGACAAAGAAATACTTGAGAAAGCGCAACAAACGATGATTTCAAGGTATGGGAAAAGATTCTCGATTCAGTGCGTTGAAAGCAATGAAAAGAGAAAATGCACGATGCTGTCAAAGTGTGGATACGAAAACTATTGGTTCGGGATGAATGCAGGTGTTCTTCCGAGCTCTAATGCATACCTTCAGACGTCAAAACTAGAAAAAGATGTTGTCGAAGAACTCAACAGCATCTTCAAGAATTTTTCTGTGTCTTCTTACAAGACAAGAAGGCACAGGGTGTCTGTCGATGGAAAGTCATATTATCTTGACTTTTTTGTTCCAGGTCTAAACGTAGCAGTAGAGATTTACGGAGACTTTTGGCATGCAAATCCTTCACATTTCGCTAGTGACAAAGTCGTCTATTCGACTCTTCGCGCTTGTGACATACAGGCAAATGACGCTGCTCGAATAGAAAAGATTGAACAGTGCCTAGGCACAAAGATACAAATCATCTGGGAAAGTGCTTGGAAAGCAAACAAACCCCTCATACTGAAAAGACTTCAGGAGCTGATACTTTGATTACTGCCAAAATTCACAAAATGAAAGAGAACGGTACCTGGGTCGGATCTCACAATTGCGATGTCGGTGACCGTGATGAGTTGATCAAAGCGGCTCAGGAAATCTTTGGTGAAAATTCAGTGGTTCCGGTGTCCAACTTCAACACGCTAAAGTTGAAGTCTCTGGTCAAGGACATCTCCAAGTTCTACCAGATTCCATTTGATGAGGTCAATGCTGTAACCGGTCCTTTGGAAGATGAGGTGGCAGCCTTGTCCCACGACCCGAACATGGAGAAGTCCATGTTCGTCCTCAAGCACGAGGACTGTATGAAATACTCCAAGCGGTACAATGAGTTCATGACCAAATACCCACAGGTGGAGGACAAGGTCAAGACTCTCTTCATGATGAACCGTTCAGTCGGTCGGCATGCCGGTGGCGTCCTCATCTGTCCTGAACTGGAAAAGCACATGCCTCTGATCACGGTCCGAGGCGAACTCCAAACACCATGGACCGAAGGCGTCAACATTCGAAACCTGGAAGACAACGGCTTCCTAAAGTTCGACTTTCTCGGTCTCGCACAAATGAAAATGGTGGAAGACTGCATTCGCAGGATTCTGACCAAGGAACTCAAGCGGAAACCCAGGTTCGAGGAAATCAAGAAGTTCTACGATGACAAGATCAACTGTCGGTATGTGGAACCAAATGATATGAAAGTCTTCAACAATGTCTTCAAGGAAGGTCGGTGGCCTGGCATCTTCCAGTTCACGAGCTGTCTAACAGGTGACACACAAATCACCATGGCAAACGGTGAAGTAAAAAGAATTGATGAAGTCAGGGCAAACGATGTGGTCGTATCATTCAATGAAAACTTACAGCAATTCGAACATAAAGTTGTCAGTGATTTCCTTGACCAAGGCAAGAAGGAATGTGTCGAATTGACCCTTGAAAACGGAAGCGCACTCACGTGTACGTTGGATCACAAATTTCTAACCTCAAATAGAGGTTGGGTTGAGGCGAAAGACTTGACAGACAGTGACGATATTGTCGAGTATGATTATCCTGACATCCCCTAAAGTAATGCTCTTCAAAGAAGATTTACAAAAGTTGTTTATGAACGAGGTGACCCTTGAAAGTTATTGCGAAAAGACCCGTAGGTGAAATGAATGTGTATGATTTGACAGTGCCTGACACTGCAAATTTTGTAGCAAATGGAATTGTTGCTCATAATTCAGGCGCCAGAAAATTCTGCCTCGAGGCACAACCCGATAACATCACTGACCTTTCAGCGATCACGGCAATTTACCGTCCCGGTCCTCTGAAGGCTAACGTCCACAAGATGTACGTCCAAGCTAAGCAGGACGCTAGCAAAATCATGTATGATCATCCTGCCATTGAGAATGTTCTGGGCTCTACTTATGGCCACATTTGCCTGACAGGTGATACGTTGGTTCTCACTGAGAATGGGGAAATTCCCATCAAGGAAATTGTTGATAAGAAATTATCTGCAAAGTTGCCATCATATAATGTGAAAACAGGTGAAGTGGAACTCGATGAAATTACACAATTCTTCGATCAAGGTTTTCATGAAACTATCATCATTGAAACCGAAGACGGTAAATTGGAACTTACACCAAATCACAAAGTCATGACAACAAGAGGATGGGTTTGTGCTGGTGAACTTGCTTTGGATGATGAAATTTTGCACATTGCTTGATACGTTTACGATCGCATCGTATAGGCTTCACACTGAACATGCTAGAAATTGTGGATACAATATTTCACGTATCTGGCATTCAGATAGTCAAAATTTCATGAAAAATCTTGAGGGAATACGCAATGCCTGTGGTTCGTACGACAAAAATCAAGTCGATCTCTCGCGGCTCATTACAACAAGTGTATGACATAGGTGTGAAGAATAATCACACTTTTTTTGCAAATGGTCACGTTGTCTCAAATTGCTTTCAGGAGCAATTTATGCTTCTGTCACAGCAGTTGGCCGGATTCACACCTGGTGAATCTGACGCAATGCGAAAGACTTTGGTGAAGAAGGATCTCACCTCACTGGACAAGAAGGCCGATGAGAAGGTGGCTTTGGAAACCAAGTTCATCGATGGTTGTGTGAATGTGTCAGGACTTGACAGGAAGAAAGCCAAGGACCTCTTCGATAAGATTGCCTTCTTCTCGCTGTACGGTTTCAATCTGAGCCATGCGGTGTCTTACGCAATCGATTCCTACTACGGCGCCTGGTTCTCCACCTACTATCCGAAGGAGTGGTTGGCAACTGTTCTGCAAATTGAAAACGGTAGCGACACCGGATTGGCAAAGGCCATCAACGAAATCCGAGAGATGGGATATTCCTTCGCTAAGGTGGACATCAATTACTCAGGTACCGAGTGGACTTATTCTGAAGAAATCAAGGCTTTCGTTCCTCCGCTCACGGCGGTAAAGGGTATCGGCCGGGCCGCGGTCGAAGAAATCATGGAACAGCGTCCTTTCAAGTCTCTGGACGATATGTTCTTCGATGAGGAAGGTAAGTGGAAACTTGGCAAGGTCAATCGAACATGTTTGGTGGCGCTTTGCAAGATCGAGGCTTTCGATTCACTTGATGAAGTAAAGAACGGTGAAGTGGTCAACTACAACCAACTTCTGTCTGCAATCACCGAGGATAAGAACTACGGACTTCTAAAGCGTGGTAAGTACGGAATGACTTCCGCCCAGATGAAAAGAACCCTGAAGAAAGGTGAAGCCCCCAATCCTTTCCTAACTCAGGAACTCGAACGTTTGCGAGATACACCAGATTGGAATCGTGCAGAAAAAATTCAGATGTCCTACGAGCTTACAGCCTCTGCGGATGTGGAACTTCTGTTTCCATCTGATCTGATGCGCAAGCTTCGTGAAAAGAACGTGGAGAAGCTGACAGACATTGAGCCTGGCACTGAAGGCATCGGGTGGTGCTGCATCCAAGAAATCCAACGTAAGAAAACGAAGAATGGCAAGCCATTCATTCGTGCCAAGATCATCGATGACGAGTCTCGTTCCGCCTGGCTTCGCATCTGGGGGAACGAAAAGACGCCCATCGAACCATACACAATCTGGTTGGTTCAGGCACACAATGATGCCGAGTGGGGCCTTTCGACACAAATGTTCAAAATAAAGAAGGTCGTGTGAGACCATTTTTTCAAAATAATCACAGGAGTCATGACGATGCGTAAATGTATAGTGACAGGTGGAGCAGGTTTTATCGGTTGCCACCTGGTGAAGTCCCTGGTCGACAACGGGTGGACCGTGACAGTGGTGGATGACATGTCTGCAGGCAAGCTGGAGAATTTATCTGACAAAGTCAGTTTTCGGACAGTTCTGCCGCCAATGATCGAGCAGTTCCTCAGCCAGGTGAAGTTGGAGAAGGAACAGGTCCTAGTCATCACCGGCGACTTCGTGGATTCTAACGTGGTGCACCACATTCACAACCACGGTTACACTCACGTCTTTCACCTGGCTGCTAACCCACGGGTGGAGTACAGTGTGCAGTACCCGGCCACCACCACCGATGTCAATGTCAAGAAGACAGTCGAACTGATGACTGTCTGCAAGAATGCCAAGGTAAAAAAGTTCGTCTTTGCTTCGTCTTCTGCAGTCTACGGCGACCCTGCACACCTGCCAACGCCGGAGTCCGATGCGCCTGCGAAAACACAGAGCCCGTACGGTTTGCAGAAGTGGGTGATTGAAGAGTTCATGGAACTGTACAGCCGCCTTTACGATTTCAAGGGTGTCGCAGCGCGGTTCGCCAACGTCTACGGCCCCAACAGCGACGGCAGCAGCCCATATTCCACGGCGATAGGTGCTTGGTGCAACAAACTGAAGCTGGGGCAGCCTCTTCGGAGCGACGGTGACGGTGAACAGTCACGTGACATGATTTATGTGGAAGACGTAGTCACGGCGCTCAGGCTGTGTGCAGAAAAAGACACCAAGGACAACTTTCATGCGTTCAATGTGGGCACAGGTATAGCCTACACCAACAATGAAATCCTGCAAAAAATCAAGCGGATTGCAGGCAATTTTGATGTGTTGCACGCCCCTGCGAGGACAGGAGACGTCAGACACACGCTGCTGGATGTCACTGGCATTTCCAACACGGTGGGATGGGAGGCAAAAGTCTACATTGACGATGGTCTTCGTAGGACGCTTGAGTGGTGGGGCATTCCTGCAGCTGACATTTAATTCACCTCTGCCACCAACATGCAGAAATGTTATGTAAGTCGGTGATATTTACAAACTAAGGTGAACAAGATGAAAGTGACAGAAAGTCAGCTTAGAAAATTTATCCAAGGTGCTTTGCAAGAAAATAAAGAAAAAACTGTGCTGCGTGAGCAGGGAGGAAACCTCAAGCCACTGAAATGTGGGCAAAATCCCTGTGACAATGCATGAACATTTTTTCCTTGTTGTCTATGATATTATAAGGTTCATCAATGTTTGGCAATAAACCTATGAATGCTAATCCAGATTTTGTGATCTACACTGGCCCAATGTTCGGTGGAAAAACTTCACGTATGCTCGCCGCCTTGGATCGGGCAAAGTACCAATCCAAACACATTGCCGCGTTCAAACCAAAAATTGACCACCGCTATGCTTCCGATGAGATAGTTACCCACACGGGTCACCGATTGCCAGCGCACTGTGTGTCGTCAGGTAAGGAAGCGTTCAAGATTGCGCTAGAAGCAGATGTTGTGGCGGTTGACGAGGCATTCATGATCGATGGCATTGCTGACGCCGTCATCGACCTCTTTAGGATGGGCAAGTCAGTGTATGTGTCATCCATCCAACTGTCAGCCCGTGGTGAGACATTTGAAGAGGTCCAAAAGATGTTCCCATGGGCGACTCGAATCGAGGTGTGCCCCGCAGTCTGTTCTGAAACTGGCCTGGACGCGTACTACACGGTGGCGAAGGTGGACGGCCTCAACCAGATAGATGTGGGAGGAGCTGAAAAGTACATTCCTCGGTGTCATGCCCTTGCGCCTTTTATGGCTAAATAAGGTTCGTTTGAAAGCAGAAACTGGTCCAATTGATCCACATTCGATAAATTTTGTCATTTATCACGGTGACTGTTCTGACGGTTTTGGGGCCTGCTGGGCCGCACACAAGTTGCTAGGGAACAAGGCGACATATTTCGCAGGCCGCCACGGTGACAATCCGCCTGATGTGACTGGCAAGAATGTCGCCATCTTGGATTTTTCTTACGACCGCAGGACGACCAAGCGCATGGTGAAGCAGGCTTCGTCTTTGGTCATCTTAGACCACCACAAGACGGCGTTCGAACGTCTCGGTAACATGCCCGAGCTTCATTTTGACAACAGCCACAGCGGTGCAATCCTGTCATGGAATTTTTTTCACCCTAACAAAGAACCTCCGCATTTCATAAAGTACATTGAAGACAGAGACCTTTGGAAATGGAAACTGCCCTACTCCAAAGAATTTTCTGCAGCTTTCGACATGGTCCCTTTCGATTTTTTTGAGTTCGAGAAGTTCGAGGACGATTCTGTGGTCTCCGACGCAATCAACCGCGGCAAATACATCCTGGCCTACTCCAAGACAGTCATCAAAAAGGTTGCTGACAACGCCTCAGAGAGGAAGTGGCGGAACAAAAAAGTGATGGTTGTCAACTCGTCTCACTGGATGTCAGAGATTGGACATAGGCTGGCACCCGACTGTGATTTTGTGGTGATTTGGTATTACGACCACAAACGGCACAGGACGAAGGTCTCATTGCGAGCGTTCCACGATGAGATCGATGTTTCAAAAATTGCGCAGATTTACGGCGGGGGCGGGCACAAACAGTCGGCTGGGTTTGAGCTTCCGGACGGCACACATGTTGAGACAATTTTTGACAAGGAGCAAAATGCGGCCTAGCTGGGACGAAGTCTGGTCATCATTTGCCACAATCATATCGAGAAGAAGCATAGACCCACGTTTCAAAGTGGGGGCTGTGGTGGCCACAGAAGACAACACACAGGTTCTGTCAGTGGGTTACAATGGTGACCATGCCGGCGGCTCCAACGAAGTTGAATCTCTTGAACCAGGATTGAGCGGTTGCATTCATGCGGAAATTAATGCGTTAATTAAATTGGATTACAACAACCCAAAAAAGAAAAAAATGTATGTGACACTGTCACCCTGTAAGATGTGTGCCAAAGCGATTGTCAACGCCAATATCAGTGAAGTCATTTTTCTGGAGAAATACAGGGACGAATCTGGTCTGCAACTACTGCAAAATTCTGGCATCGGTGTGAGACAGTTCGTACAGTAGCAAGATATTTAGTTGCGAACAGGAATGACTTACACATGCTAAATTTAACTGAACACGCAAAATTTTTGACTGAGTTCTACGTCAGAACACAGCTTGACAGAGATTTTTTCTTTGAAAGTAGGTCATTGCAGGAAGCAAGGTTTCTCAGTGAACAGGTTGACTTGGAGGACGTGACGGCAAGTGTCGACAAAGCGAAGGTCGACATCATGAACGTCTCAAAATTTTACGCTGGCCTCGGACCTGAAGCTGCTGACCTGGCGACTGAAATTGCCCAGTTGGCAAAAAATATTCCCAACCCATCAGGCCTGCTGAGCGCGGCCTACGGTGACGATGAGGAAAACACAAAAAAGCTTGCAAAGACTTTTGTCACAAAGATGAATTCTTCGTTGATAGGCGTCTCATCTGTAATTTCAGCCATGGCTGAGCTGGCGAAAAACATCACGCCGCTCATCGACAGGTTGCCTGATGACGCTGTCGAATTGACAATCGGAGAACTGGCTGAGAAAGCCAAGTCTGACCCGACATACAAAGGCGTTTTTATTCCGTCTGACAAGCTTGCTGCTGGAATGAAAAAGGCATTCATTCCTTCAAAAACATTTAAAGACGCCTTCAAAAAAGGGTCAGAGATGGCTGCAACCTCCAGCGGTGACGCCAAAAGTAAACTGGGAAAATTCTTCTCCACGGCGACAAAATTTTTGGGTGGCTTTTTTGAGAAACCACCTGGTGAAGCATATCCCAAACTTTTGAAGGCATTTTCTACGTACGTGACAGCATCAACACCCGCTGATTTCCTTGCTGCGGCGAACAAAATCAAGATGGACAAGGGCAGAGCAATGGTGGCCTCTGTCGCTGATGCCACCGAAGAATCTTCCAATGTTGCTGCTGTCGCTGCAGGAGCAAAACCTGCCGAAGAAAATGCCGCAGGCGGGGCCAGCAAAAAAGCCAAGTCTGGCGAGCTGGAGACGGAGCTAGGCGGTGACGAAAAAGCAAAGGCATTCGTCGCTGCGCTAAAAGGTCACGACCTGACAAAGCAAATGCTGGAGGCGCGCATTCACCAGCCTGGAAAAAATCTGCCTTCGCTGTCATACGTCATTTTTGAAGCACCAAGCTACAGTGACTTGCTAAAAATAGCCCAGGGCACACCAGGTGTGGAAAAGAAAGACGCCGAGGGGCTGGCAGCAAAAGCGGTGAAATTCCTAAAGTTAAAAGGTCTAGACGTCGATGACGCAGGAGCTCCGGCGGTCAGTCCCAGTGCAGATGCTCCTGCCGACGACGATGCTGCAACCGCCACCGCCGCCGCCGCAAAAGCCGTTGCAGATGCAAAAGCGTCAGCAGCTACCGCAACGATGGGGAAGGCTATCCACA